AGAATATGGCTCTGTGGAGACAGGTACGCCAGGCGATTCCTATCTTATCAAAGAGCAGACATTTGATATCATCAAGGTCAATACCATTGAAAGTACAGGTGATAAACACAGACACTTCCTTGAGTTCTTCTTTATTGCTGCCCCACATAAACGATTACATATGGAGCATTACTCAAAGTCATATAAGTGTATGATGTATACCGACTATATAGCTGATATACTTGAGAGTCATTGCGGTATGAGCCCTGGTCAGTTTATGAATTTTGAGATGGGTAACGAGATACTTCAATATTTCTACACTGGATTAAAGACACCAGCACAAAACATTGAGTGGTTATCTAGCAGAAGCTCGGGGATGACATCAGGACAGCCCGGATATCTGTTATACAGCAATACATTAGATCCCGATAAACCCTACAATTTCATCACGTTGGAGCAGCTGCTATCACAAGGTTCGCAGATGCCACCATATGGTGGGTCATATAGTATAGGTTCCCATCACGAATACAATATCAATAGGATATTACACTATTCTGATGGAAGGGTGGATAAGAGAGCTCTTGAACGGATGATGTATTTCATAAACCTTGGATATGACATCAAAAGAAAGAGATATCTAAAGAACGAATACAAATATAAAGAGGGGTTAGACAGATTCACCTGCCTAGGGAATTTTTCTCTATTTGATTCTGGTAATGATGAGATTCTATCAGCAAGTCAGGAGCTTACCTGTGAGGCTGAAGAGGAGTTCATTATGAAGAATCTTTATTGGGGTGATTGGATCAAGAGATATTGTCTTCAACACCTTGTAGATGTTATAATAGAGGGTCATGTAGAGCGTCATTGTGGTGGAATGATTGAGGTTATGTGGCCATCAGCGAGCGATGATAGCATATATGATAAGAATATGAATGGAAACTTCCTAGTGAAATCAATAACTCATCATTTTGTCCCTATTCAGAAACCTGTATATACACAAAAAATGGTATTAATTAAGAATGGATATGCTGACTCGGATGGGATTCTCACCGCAGCCGGAAAAGTTAACAACAAGCTCGTTCAACTATATGAGAGTCCGTATGTCAGTAAAGTTAGGGGTCTATAATGAAAGGCAATCTTACAGACTATCGTATTGATAATGATAAGTTTTGGGGTATCTATCGAGGTGTAGTAGAGGATAGGTATGACAAAGAGTTGCTTGGTAGATGCCGTATCAGAGTGTTAGGGGTACATGACCAGCTCAAGGTGAAAGACCCTCTGAATGGTATACCTACAGAGGAATTACCTTGGACAGAGCCTTGCTATGGTTTATTTGAGGGTTCTATATCTGGTAATGGGGCTTGGAGTGTTCCGCTCCAAGGGTCATATGTATTTGTTTTCTTTGAGAATGGTAACTGGATGCAAGGAAGGTATTTTCTATCAGCTCCAGGCATGCCGGAATTACCACCAAATGGTGAGGAGGGTTTTAATGATCCCCACGAAGAATGGCCGGACAAAGATTGGTTAGTGGAATCAGATCTTCACAGACTGATGAAGCGTGATTTGTTGGACAAGACATCTCTATTGATGGTTAAAGTACCTAGTGTAGATGTTGGTGTGAGCGTCGCCATTGGGGGCACATGGGACGAACAGAATCCGATGTATCAAACTAGATATCCATTCAATACGGTTGTCCATGCCCACTCAGGCATCTATACAGAGATAGATAACACAAGCTACAACAGACGATATCACATATACCATCCATCTAACTCCTACTTGGAGATAGGTGAGACGGGGAAGATGGTATTGCGTAACAATGATGACAGATGGGATATTACAGTCAAGAATAAGATGGAGCATATCATTGAAGCTCATCATAGATGTGTCAATGATATCAGAACATCCAAGGTTATGGCTAGTGAATACGAGCAAGTGGATGTAAATCATTACAAAGATATAGGAATATTGTGTCGTGAGACGGTCAATGTTGTTAGGTGGCACGAGGTAACTGTTGCTGACCTTCAATATGACCCAATGATTGAAATGGCGTATACAGGGGTATACAAAATCACTTGGAATGACAAGTTCAATGACAAATATACAGGACTAGTTGATAACGAGCACATTGGACTCAACAAGTATAAGTTTGTTACACTTGATGAAGATATTATCGTTGGTAAAGATAGGACATCATGGGTAACAATTAAAGATCATTTTAAGAGTGGTGATGTTATACACTTACAGGCTGCCACAGAGATTATTTTAGAAGCGCCGATAGTGACAATTATGGCTGACATCTTTAATGACTTAGCCGCATTTACGAATATCGCTGGATTGCTTAAGTGGAACGCTGTGGCTCAAGGGGTTTCGGATGGTGCACTGAAAGCTAATTTAATAAGTGGGGTTACATTATTTGATGTTGCTGCTATAGCACCCATCATCCCAATACCTCCGGTACCAAAAGATAAACCAATGAAACCATCCAAACCGCCAGGCCCGCCAGACATACCAACACCAGCGGCACCGCCAATGCCAGATGTGTTTGAATATGCTGACGTTCCAGCGGTTCCAGATGAGTGTTAATAACTAAGTATACTAAAGAGGTGTTTACAAATGTGGGTTGATTTGGATATGGAAATGAGGAAGAAGGCAAACGGAGATATCGCTGATATGAGAGAAAACAGTGCTATCGAAAATTCGCTGGGGAATATATGGAAAACATTGTCTGGATCAAGACGAATGCTGTATTCGTTTGCGTCACCAACATGGGGAGTACTCTTTGAGCAGATTGATGAGATAACATCCAGAGAATTAGGTAGAATGTTACTAAAATCAATCGAGCGATGGGAAGACAGGATAAAGGTAGAAAATTTACATATAGATGCTGACCCTGATAATAACCAGTATGTTGTTCAACTTACATACACCGTTATATCAGAAGGTGATGCAACTTATATATACACTGATGTTATTAGACCGGTATAGGGTAACAAATGGCGACTAGCAATACTACAAAAGATTTAATACCTTCGTATTTGGAAGCTGATTTTTTAACAGCACTCCAAAAGAATACGGAGTTGATGAGGGCATCAGAAACCTTCAAAGATTACAACTATCATGGTTCCAACATGACTATGATATTGGAGTTGTTGTCATATCTCGCAGATTTCAGTTCTTTTCACACCAATATGGTTGCAAAGAACATATACATGGATTCCGCGTCAGTATATGAGACAGTACATAGTTTAGCTCAACAGAAGGGGTATAACGCTAGAGGTTATGTATCACCGTGGGTTACAGTAAATGTATCATTATCAGGTGATTTTAAGGCTGGCGATCAAATATATATTGACCCTTGGCAGCAGTTAAGTACCGGTCTTAATACAGATGCCGGTGATGATATATGTTATGTGATTACAGATGAGTATACCCACACTGTTGAAGATGCTGGGACAACTACATCATTTCAAATTTATATGAGACAGGGGAAGATTGAGCGTCTTGCTTATACAGGTAGTGACCTTATAGACAATAACATCATTTTACCCTTCCATAACTATGATCACGGCACCTATCCATTCAGCATCCCAGCTATTGACATAATGATAGAAGATGAGCATTGGGAGCGTACAGCCGATTTTTATGACTTATTGTCAGGACTTATAGACCTTCGAGGTGACTCTGACGATGTATTCATGTTCAAGTATGACAAATACAGACGATATGTTCTACAGTTTGATACCTCACGTAATGTACCCAAAACACATGAAGATATAACCGTTCTTCTATTAGAATCGCTTGGTTCTGAGGGTGGTATCAGGACAAACGCCTTAGGTGTTGGTCTTACACCCAATCTTGGTGACTTAATAATAAGAAACACTACTTGGGACTACCAGATTACAGAAGACCAGATTACAGAGTTTTATAATGATGAACCATCAGTAGGTGGTAGTAATCCTGAGTCAATAGAAGAAATTAAAATTGGATCAAGGTCTAATGTTCATAGTCAGTATAGAAACATCACTGGTAAGGACTATAGATACCACTTAGAGGCTCGTTCTGATGTAGTTCGAGGTTTAGCATGGGGTGAGCAGGAAATAGACCCAGGCAACGTCCTAGAGTACAATAAGACATATCTGAGTGTCATTCCTGAGGCTGGTACACCCGAGCTTAGCAGCCTGGGAGAATTTGAGATTGATTCATCAACTGGATACCATTACCCATACCTATTTGCATCAGGCACAATAGATACAAGGGTTATAGAGTGGTCATGGACTGATAACAGAAGTCAAGTATTGTCAGCTCATATTGAAATCAGTGATGCATATACAGATGATTTCAAAAATTCTCTATTACAGTATCTTGAACCACGTAAGATGCTTAATAATTATGAAGTGCCTGTCCTACCAAATATGGTATACTTTAGATTCGATATAGGTATCAGGGTGAGACGAACATACACATATAAAGATGTGATGGAAGATGTCAGGGATAAGTTGATATATTTCTTTAGCCCATCAAATAGACTTTTCAATGAAGAGATTAGCTTTATGGATATTCATAACTTTATCATGGACTTGGCCATA